TACCTAGATGACCTTAGTGATACCTCTCCTAAATTGGATACAATGTTGAACTACGTTGCAGAACACCTTGAAACTGATGAGGATTCTAAGGTAGTTATCTTTACAACTTACCTAGGAATGTTAGGGTTAATTCAATCCAAACTTCTAAAGAAGAATATAAAAAGCCGTATTTACTCAGGAGAAATGAACTCTAAGGCTAAAGAAGAGGCTAAGTTAGACTTCCAAAATTCTAAAGAAGTTAGGGTGCTCATATCAAGCGACGCGGGTGGCTATGGTGTTGACCTCCCACAAGCAAACCTACTTGTGAACTATGATTTGCCTTGGTCTTCTGGAACTGCAGTACAGCGTAACTCTAGAATACGAAGAGCATCGAGTAAATGGAAGACTGTCATTATTCAAGATTTCTTAATGAAGAAGTCCATTGAAGAAAGACAGTATGAAATGCTAAGTCAGAAAAACGCTATAGCAGATGCTGTTATAGATGGGCAAGGAATAAACGACAAAGGGGGTGTTGACTTAACAGTCGGCAGTCTTTTAAACTTTCTAGTACAGAAACAGATATGAGGAGAAACAAATGGCACACCCACTAGGCTCACCTAGACAATTCAACAGCGACGACTTGGTTTCACAAACCAAGGAATATTCTTCTATTAAAAAAAGCATTGACACTTATGAAACACGTCAAAAAGAATTAAAGGCAGAACTGTTTGCAAAAATTGAAGCAGATGGTTTTGAAGATGATAAAGGCAATATGTGGCTTGAACTTCCTGAAGAAGTTGATGGTTACTTAAGTTTGCAAAAACAAAAACGAGTTACTCGAAAAATTAATGAAGACATTGCTAATGACATCATTACAGCAAAAGGACTTCAAGATAAGTTGTACAAAACAGTTACTGTAGTTGATGAAGACGCTCTTATGGCTGCTTTGTATGAAGGACTACTGACTGAAGAAGAAGTTGATGAGATGTTCCCAGGCAAAGTTGTTTGGGCCCTTATGCTAAGTAAGAAGTAATTGTGGCTGGTTTACGCAGTGATGATGAGATTGAAAAAGCGTTTGCTGACCTTCAATACAAGCCTGGGTCAAAACAAAAACGTCGTGAAGTAAATCCTCAAGCACCACGTAAACGCCGTTCTTACGATGAAACTGTTTGGGATGAAAACCCAATAGTTAAACATCTCAACGGAAAAGAAACAGAAGTTTTCACAATAGGTGCTATGGCAAAGGCTCTTGAAAAGAGCATCATTAGCATCCGTTCGTGGGAAAAGAAGGGGTACTTACCTAGAGCCCCTTATCGTCTACGTTCTAAGACCTTAAATGGTGAGAAAGTAGGCGGAAATCGGGTCTACACAAGGGCTCTTATAGAAATCGCGGTGGAGGAGTTCTCCAAACGTGGCCTTTTAGGAACTGCTCGTGTAGAATGGTCTCAGCACACGGACCTAACCTTGGCGATAGTATCAAGATGGAAAGATTCCGTTGCAGCAGAGAGTCAACCGACCTCATAACCAACAGAGTGCGAAAGCCTCATTACCGAAAGAAGAAAACACATGGCGATTACACAGCCAGCAGTAAACGCAGCCTCATATCTTGATGCTGATGATGAAAATGCAACTCCAAAGGTTGGAACAACTGTTCAATCTGGATGGGAAGCAGCAACTAAAGTCCTTAAAACAGCAACTAAAGAAAAGGGCGAATACCCTTTAGACTTTAAGTTTTCTGAGGAATCTCAACTAATTAAGTTCATTGGTGACGGACCTTTCCGTAGTTACGAACAACACTGGATTGACCGTTCGTCAGGAAAACGTTCGTTTGTTTGTATTACAGACACTGATGACCAAGGGTGTCCACTCTGCGACATTCTCGGTGATAAGCCACGTGGAAAATTTGCGTTTACAGTTCTTATCCTTAGCGGAGAAGAACCAAAGACAATGATTCTCACTGCTCCACCAACTCTATTCCGTCAAATCAAAGCAGCACACGAAGACCCAAAGCGTGGCCCATTGAATAAGTTTTATTATTCAGTTTCACGCACTGGGACAGGTCCTCAGACAACTTACGCTTTAGAGCGTGTTCGTCCAACAGACCTTGCAGAAGATTGGGACCTCGACCCTACAAAGGTTGAGGAACTAGTAGCATCAGCAGAACCATTTGGTCCTGAAGCAATTTGGGATACTCCTCGCCCTGAGTTGCTAGAGATTGCTCGTTCGGTCGTCTAACCCCCTTTCCGACCGTCCCTTCCCAGCAGGGGGCTTGGTTAACTCTCTTCTCCAAGCCCTCTGCACTTAATCGAGGAGCATTATGAACATCATTACTACTATTGAACAATTAACTGAAATGGTTTCTGCATACGCAGACGTACCTGCATTTGCTTTTGACGTTGAAACCGTTGGACCAGATGACTTTTCTCGTTTACATCCACTTTTAAATGAAGTTACTTGGATTGCATTTGCAACAACTGGAAGAGTTGACGTTATACCTATGGGACATCCAAACGGAGATTTTGTTCGTTGGGATAAACCACTACTTGCATCTGGACAAAAAAGATTAGATGAAGGTAAAGAGGTTCGAGAGCAAGACTATACAAAACGACAAGATTTATGGACTCCCGTTTTTTCTGAAGCACCTTCTCAATTACTTCCAGGAGATGTTTTTAAAACATTAAAGCCTTTAATGTTTAGTGACCAAATAAAAGTTGGTCATAATATTAAGTTTGATTTAAAAGCCGTCGCTAAGTACTATCGAGGAGTTGTTCCTCCTAAACCTTATTTCGATACCATGCTTGCTTCTTTTATTTTAAATAATAGAACTAAGAACGGTTTAGGATTAGCAGATTGTGCAAAACGAGAGTTAGACAAAGAAGTTGTTAAAGGCATTGGACATGCTGTTGAAAAACACAGTTTTCAAGACGTTGCTAAATACGCAGCCATAGATGCTGAAACAACCTGGCAGTTATACGAAGTTTATGAACCTAAATTAAAAGACTACAACCTAACAACGGTGTGGAAACTAGAGATGGATTTAATGCTTGTCCTTGCAGATATGGAATTAGCAGGGGCTCACATTGATACTGAAGAACTAGAAAACCTTAGAGTCAAAATTGAGAAAGACTTAGTAAAGGTAACCGCTGAAGTTTACAAACTTGCTGGTCGTGAGTTTCATATGAACTCTATTCAAGAAAAGCAAAAGATTTTGTTTACACCTAAAAGTGAAGGTGGTCGAGGTATCAGGCCAAACAAAACAATTAAAATTGCTTTAACTCCAAAAGGATTTGAAGCAGTTAAAAGAGGAGAAGAAGTAACGCATCAACACTATTCAGTTAGTTCTGAAGCACTTGAGTATTATCGAGAAAAAGACCCATTAGTTGCTGAAATTATGCGTTATCAAGATTTAAACAAGATTATGACAACTTATGTAACCCCCTATACAGGCGGAGACGTAACTAGAACAACTAAAGGCAAATCAAAAACGCAATCAAGAAACAGTCTTTTAGTTAATGGAAAAGTGCACACAAACTTTAAGTCACATGGTGCAGAAACAGGTCGTTTTTCTAGTAGTGAGCCAAACTTACAGAACATCCCGTCTCAAGGTGAGTATGGAAAGTTAATTAGAAACTTATTCATTGCTCCTCCAGGGTATAAGTTAGTAGTCGCTGATTACTCACAGATTGAGCCTAGAATTATTGCGTCTTTTTCCCAAGACCCTGCGTTCGTTAAGAACTACATGGATGGAGGGGACATATACACAACAATCGGTGACCGTATGGGTGTAGACCGTCGTGCTGGAAAAGTACTTGTGTTAGCAATTGCTTATGGTGTTGGTCCTGAAAAAATTGCAGACCAAATTGGCTGTACAGTAAAAGAGTCACATCAATTAATGGACTTGTTTAACGCCACTTTCCCAAATATCAACAACTATAGAAATAGGGTTATTAGAGTGGCAAAACAGCAAAGACCTATGCCACATGTTTCGACTGTTTTAGGAAGACGTAGATACATTCCTGAACTGTTAAGCAATGACTTAGGGCCAAAGTCTCGTGCTGAAAGACAAGCGTTTAACACCGTTATTCAAGGGTCTGCAGCAGACCTGATAAAGTTGGCTATGGTTAGAGCACACTCTTGTTTTGTAGAAGAACCAGAAGTTAATGTGCTATTGACAGTTCATGATGAATTAGTAACAATTACTCCTGACAACCTTGCTGATGAGGTTGCATCAGCGATTCGAGAATCAATGGAAGGGGTAAAGTTGCCTGACATGGTTGTTCCATTGATTGCTGATACCCACATTGTTCAAAAATGGGGGCAAGCAAAATGAGATGGTTTAAAAAGAAAAAGTTTGAGTTTGATGAAGACGCTCTTGTTGCAGAAATTATGTACCGAATACGTGGTCTATTTTTAGACTCACAATTAAAAGATGCATTTGCCTTAGGCGTTATTGCTGGAACTACCTACGTAAGTGAAGAAGTAGCGGAGATGGAGCAACGAGCAAGTGATGAAAGAGTTGAAAAAATTGCTCATTTATTCCCGTTGATTTTTGCACAAACTTATTCAATTGCAAAAGCAACTACTGAATTGCAAAGGACTAAGATGGGAGACGAAGCAAACAAAATGCCCGAAGAATTTTGGAATCATTTTGCAGCAACCAATCAAGAGTTAACTATCGCTGCTGTTGTTGGCAATTTGTCTCAAATGATTGATTTAAATTTACTATCAGTTGGACCAAGGAGGCCAAAACTATGAGTAATTCTGATTGGTGGGCAAAAAAGTTACAGGGTCAAGTACCCATGCCACGACAAGACATATCTCCACCTATGCCTATGTCTCAACAGCCCATGACTCCTTACACTCCCCCACAACCTCAACCAAACTTAAGAATCGGCAGTGCTAGTCAGGTTAACTCTTGTCCAGATTGCAATAGCAATAATTACATGTCTGTATCTAATGCAGCACCTCGTTGTTATGATTGTGGATACCCGTTATCTCAATCTGGCAGTAAGTTTGGTTCGTTAACAGGGGCAAAAGTTGAAGGAAGTGCAAAATCTGCACGGGGTAACGACACTCAAAGTAATTGGAACCCACAAGGCATTATTGGGAGAATAGACGGATGATGAATGATGAAGCCCTAAAAGTAGTTGCTCAATTAAATAAAAGATTTGGAGATAATGTTGTAGTACGTGCTGCTGATATTCGCAGTGACATTATCCCTCGCATTACAAGTGGTTCAACAACGCTTGATTTTGTCCTTGGAGGTGGATTCCCAGGCAATCAATGGAACGAACTTGTTGGAGAGTCTTCTCACGGTAAAACCGCTGTTGCACTTAAAACGATTGCTGCTAATCAAGCACTTAACCCAAACTTTACGACTGTTTGGGTAGCAGCAGAACAATGGGTTCCAGAATACGCAGAGATGTGTGGTGTTGACTCAGACCGCGTTATTGTTATTGAAACTAACGTTATGGAAGAAGCCTACGATTCAGTTATTGCTTTTGCAGAATCTAAGTCAGTAGACGCAATTGTGATTGATTCTTTGCCAGCCCTATCTCCCTCTCCTGAGATGGCAAAAAATATGGATGAGTTAACTATTGGTCGTGGAGCAATGCTAACTAATAAGTTCTTTAGAGTTGTTGGTTCAGCAATGAAAAGAAGTTTAGTTGAAGATGAACGTGCAGTACTTGGAATCATTATTAACCAATATCGAATGAAAATTGGCGTAATGCACGGAGACCCTAGAACTACTCCTGGTGGCGAAGGAAAGAATTATGCTTTCTTTACTCGTTGTGAGATTCGTCGAGACGAATGGGTTGAAGTAGGCTCAGGAACAAACAAACTTCGTGTTGGACAGACTATAAAAGTACGAACATTAAAGAATAAAACGGCTCCTCCTCAACGAGTGGCTTACTTTGATTTCTACTTTGCTCCTGGAGGGGAGTGCAAACCTGGCGAGTACGATTTTGCTAAAGAAATCGCTGCTATGTCTGTCCTTCACGAAATTATTGAACGTAAGGGCGGTTGGTACTATTATGGAGACCGTAAATGGCAAGGCACAGAGTCTGTCATTGCGTCTATTCGAGAAGAAGTAGACTTGAAGGAAGAACTAGCAAAGAAGGTGATTGACCTTGGGCGATAGAGCACCAGTTTGGTATATTTCAATGGACCAGTATCTACAATTAGTAGTTGAGGTTGTAAAGTCTTCAGGAAATACGTGGTCCTTTTCAGGAAAACAAATACACGACCATGCACATCCTGAAGATTTAATGGCAAGTGTTACAGCAGCAGCCGAAAATGTTGCATTAACATTGACTGCTCTTGGTCGTTTGAAACCACATCTGTTTGAAGAAATTGAAACAGGTAAAACTAAAAAATGAAATCTGAAGGTCAGAAGCAATCTCGCATACACGAAAACCGTTTAGCAAAACGTGTAGGCGGTTCTCGTACTGCTGCTTCTGGAGCCTTTTGGTCCCGAAAGGGTGACGTACGTTCTAAAGAACTTCTTATTGAACATAAGTGGACTGGTAAAAAACAAATTACTATTAAGTCAGAAGTTCTAAAGAAAATTACGAGAGAGGCAATACTAGATAGCCGTACCCCGATATTAGGCATCCATCTAGATGGGGAGAATTACATAATTCTTCTTGAAGACGATTACCTAGAAATGAGAGAGACTCTTGATAAGGAATCGTAAATGGATGAACCACAACACGCATGGCGATATAAGGCTAGGTGCAAAGGAATTGATACTGACACCTTCTATCCTCCACGCGATAAAGACCTGTACAAAACAATCGCTGCTGAAGCAAAATCATATTGTTTTGGCGAAAACGGAAAAAACCCGTGTCCCGTCAGACTAGAATGTCTTTGGGATGCAGTCGAAAGAGACGAGCCTCATGGTATTTGGGGAGGAATGTCTCATAGAGAACGTAATGCTTTAATTCGCAAATGGAGCAGAACATACAAGAAAAAAATGACATTAGAACAATTCATATTTAATTTAGATAAAGGCGAATAATGACTAGCGATTTAAAGAAGTTCTTAGATGCAAAAAAAAGCGACCCTCGTTTAATAGGGGATGTTGAAAGACATTTGCTTTCAAAACCTCTAGAAAAACGTAGTACTGACGTATTGCACCCGTCAGAGATGGTTAAGTCTGACTGGTGTCTAAGAGCCTCTTATTTTGCTTTAACAGGAGCCCCTGTTAAAAAAGATAAGCCAAATCTAAGATTGCAGTCTATTTTTGATGAAGGTCACTTCATTCATGCTAAATGGCAAAACTGGTTTAAAGAAATGGATATTCTTTACGGTGCTTGGCATTGTATGGTTTGTGGAACTGAGTTTTACGCAACTTCACCAAAAATATGCAAGTCCTGTAATGCTAACGGTCATTTTTTAAAGTATGGAGAA